ATATGACTGTCCTTGATATCTTAAAGCATCTGTCAGATTCTCTGCATAGCCAAATTCTATTCTAGCACCTGAAGGAAACTTCCATTCTTTTTCTTGTTCTCTCCATTTAGCACCAGGGTATGCTTTTGGATATAACTGTTGAGAATGATTTATTAAGTCTCTCAACTCAGGCATTGTACGTCTAATTAATAATGCTCTGTGTTTTTGTTTATCACAATATCGTAGTGGGTCAACTAACATGGCGTAAGATTTACCACCACCTCTTGCACCACCATAAAAAACTTCTCTTTCTGATGCTGCTAAAAATTCTGTTTGAGGACCATCATTAGGTTCAAAGATAACTTCTTTTTCTTTTATTGCATTCTTAATGCTAGGTGTTGTGTCCTCTATCTTATCTTCTTCAATAAGATTCTTTTCACCTGTAAAAACTTTATCTAATTCTTTTAAACTATTTTTTGTAGCCCAATAATTCTTTTGTGCTTTAACTAATTCTTTTTTCTTATCTGCTAATTTTTCTTGTGCAGATTTTTTAGCTTTCTTTTCTTTGACTGTTAAATTTTTATTTAAGTCAGCTACTCTACGTCTACCAGTATTTTTTGGTTTAGGCTCGTCTACCACCCTTTATTTATTTTCCTTTTTAATACTTCTCTTAATCCCATTCCTGTAATAGTTCTACCTGAATGATGAGATAGCCACTCTGCAGTTTCTCTATAACTACAATGATTCTCAATAAACTTTTTTGCTTTTGTTAGTAGTTCCATTTCTTCAGGCACTTCTACTAAAAGTTTATCGTTTTCTTCTGATACCTCGTAACCAAAAGGAATAAGTCTAGATACTCTGCGTCTAGTTATTCTTAGGGGGGAGGATGAAGATTCCGTGTGCGACTTTTGCATTGACATCTATCTTTTCCTTTTTAACTAATCCTATTCTATCTAAAACTTGTTTTGCTGCTTCTAATCTAACATTAGCACCTGGGGTTGTGCTCTCTTCTAAACCCATAGTGTTAATAACTTGCATACTTGCTTTAGGTGCAAATCCTGCTAAAACTTGTTCTGCTCTATCTATGATTTCTTCTTTTAATGCTTTTAGTGGAACAGTATAATGAGAATATCCTGCAATCTCTCCTGCAAGTTTAGGGTCTCCATTAGCTTCACCAAACAAAGCATCTAAAAAATCTTTTTGCTTATCTGTTAAATCGACAGCTTTATTATCACTAGGAACTA